TCTTCTTGCGCTTCGTCCGCCGGATCGTAAAAAAGCTCCATTGTGCCTGTCCATCCTGCCTGACCCACAAGGTACTTCTTCCAGTCGGATGCGATTGTTGATACATCAATGGTGCCAAGTGTGGTCTCGATATTGAACGACCGCACCTCGCCAAGCTGTGTCGCTGTGCCTTCTACATCCAAGTGAACAATTGCGCGTTTCGACACAAATGCTACCATTTACATCACCCGCCCTACGATTGGTTGGATAGCGCGAGCGTGTCTGTGCCTTGATATGTAATGCTCAGGCCAACGGCGTCTTCCGTAGCCCCCGAGATCGTCATACCAGTTATGTAACAGCTGCCTGCCAGTTGTGGCTTCCCAGAACCAGCGCCTAATGGCTGTATGGTTAATGTGCATAGCGTCCCGGCCATTGCGTTACTTACAAGAGCAGATTGCGCAGAGTCGGTCGGATCGTAAAATAACTCAAGCGACCCAGACCAGCCAGCTTGCCCTACAAGATATTTTTTCCAATCAGTTGCGAGCGTGGACACATCAATGGTCCCTAATGCTGTCTCGATGCTATAGCTCCTTACCTCCCCTATTTCTGTCGGCGTTCCACTAACGCTAAGTTTAACGACCGATACCTTGCTTGGTGTTGCTCCCATATTCTTGCCCTCCCTTTATTTTTATCTGTCATACCCCCGGATGGTTAAAATACCGTGGTACCATCCAGAGGTATCTTCAACTACTATTAGTTCCTCGAAAAACCACTTTTCTGGCAGTGCGCTACGTATCGCATCCGCTATTTCCACGGCCTCCTTTCGGCCCTGGTAGCTGCTCCATATGTGGATGTCGATGTTCCACGCGCGCTCTGCATCACTCAAGAGTCGACCTTCGAGGCTCTGTAACTGCCCTATCACTATATATGGCCCTTCCTGCTCGAGGGGCACTTTGTCGAACACGCCAGTTACCTTCGGGTTCGGTATCGCCTGAAGCGCATTATAAAGCGTCGTATATATCTCTTGAGATACCGACAGGTGGCTCATTATCTCCCGCCCCCCTCGACCAGTTTAGCCAGTGCATCGGAGAGCGCCCTGCCAATTTCCTCTTCGTGAGCGCGGCAGGCTGGGAAGAAGAAAGGCTGTGCCGGCATGTTTTTGGTGCCGAATTCTACGAACCGTGCATAATAGGTGTCAGCCCCGCCCGCCTTGCCGCCTGCCGAAATCGTGGCTGTTAACCTCTTGGCCGATACGGATCGCTTAATACCCTTCGCCATGGCGCCAGTATCCTTGGGCGCGCGATCTCTGGCGTCTTCCACAACCAGCTGTGATTGCTCACGCAGGACATTGACAACTTCGTGTTTCGCTTCCTTCTCAACCTGCCTGAGCTCTTTTAGGATGTCATCGACGCCTTCGAGCCTGGCATATAGCTTCACTCATACCACCTCCGGCTCACAATCAAGATACATCCAGCGCCGAAATTGATCGTGGCGTATGGCCTTAACAACGAGCCGCGTGCCGAAGAATGATACGATATCGCCTATCCGCACGCCATCGTAATAGCGTATTGTGATTTGGTGCGTCCTTATCTCCGTATCCTTCTGCGCGATGATGCCTGTTTTGGATTTGGGAGCCTCAATCCTCGCCCATGGCGAAAGGATTGTCTTCTCGGTAATCGTCCATCCGCCCATGCTATCGCTCGTTTGGGTCTTGCGAATGATGAATATCTGGTCCCGAAGCTCGCCTATCTGCGTCATATCGGCACTCTCCGCTCCTGATACAGAAGCATTTGCGCCGCATCCGGTATCTGATTGGCCGTGGCATCGACTACTACGTTTTCCCTGTTCTCATACCAGTGCCCTACCATCAAGAGCACGGCCTGTTTGCACCGCTTGGGCACGGCATCTGCCGTATCGCCGTAACCGGCCTTATAAACGATCTTCACGCCCATGGTTGGCCTCAGTGTGTCGGTAGGCCAGCTTTTACCCTCTGCGAGGCGAATTGCGCCATCCGGCGTGAGCCAATAAATTGATGTGTCGATGGTTACCTCCGTGTTATCCGGCTTGAAATAAGACACAGAAGTGATGCTCTCAACGGGCGGTAGGGGCAAATAAAGGGGCGCACTTGGCCATCCGTCAAGATATACGGTAATGGTTCGCGTGATCCATGAACGATTTTGAAATGCCTCGCCCCACTCTACAGCCGTGGCTATGAGCTCCTCTATGTAATCGTCGTCTGGATGTGATGTGGTATAGGTTGGTTCGCCCTCGGGCTCTTCTGGTGGGATCTCGGTGGTGATCGTGTCAACTATCCTTAGGTGTTGTTTTGTTTCCTCAAGCGTTACAAGATCGGCTATGGGCGTACCAACTTCTAAATACATCACACCACCTCCTATCTGCTCTTCTTCGGCCTGCCACGAGGCATAACGGCCCTTTCTTGCGGCTCGACGGCTTCTGTCTCTATTTTTGCAGGCTCAAGCGATATAGCAGCATTGGCCTCAATGAATTGCTTGACAAGCGCATCCGGCATGTCGTAAATCCCGCCTGCCATCCATACACCATCTGGGCCAGCTGCGGTTTTGATCATCCTAACCTTCACTACTACCCCTCCAGTATGGTGAACGTGCCGTCTCTGGCGTTGCCACCATTTGAGACGACTATCTTCACCCGCTCGAACGCCGCATTTATATAGGCGTAGACATTAAAATTAACCTCGCCAATGGTATAGACGATATTTTCTCCGCTCGTGTCCTGCACTTTTTCGGCCGGGCAAACCGACTTGGGGGCGTCGACGTTGCTCTCTACCCACAGATTTTGCTTGGTATCTTCTGTGGTTATCGTGAAATCAACGCCTGCGTCAAACGGATTAGTAGGATGCTTAGTATAAATGATCTTCAATATGCGACCGTTGAGCGGCTCGGCCGTATAGGCCGTGGCATCGCCTGAGGCATTTGTCTTAACTGCTACGACGTGCTTTTTGACATACATTTCACCTCACCGCCTGCTAAGATTTGGCCAATATCCCGACATTTTCGAGAGCAGTGATAATGGCGTTTAATTTAGTCTCTATATTGCCGAGGTCTGTCACTATCGAAGCCGCATCAGCGAAGGTTACTGAATCCGTCCCCGTCTTCCCAGTATAGTTAGTGGTAATGGCTAAATCAGGGATGTTAGCGGCCTGCGTCCCCGCACCCTTCACCTTCCCGCCATCCGCCACATTAATAGCTCCGGTGGCGCCTATTTCAATCGACCCTCCGCTATTTACGTTTATGCCACTTGGGCTTGTAATTGCGATACTTGCTCCGCTTGCCAATGTAAGCTCACTTTCGTCGCCTATCACGAAATTATATCCATCGTTCATTACAAGCTCCCCGCCGGCCTCTACCGTAATCTTGCCGCCGTCGGCCACTACAAGCTCTTCTCCACCCTGTTTCCTGTATACTTTGGCATTATATTCACTCATGCTTTACACCTCCAGTTCTTCTTTTTTTACGTATCTGTTGACGATGATGTAGTTTTTGTAGTGAGCCTTGTCCTCGTTAATGCATTTGCATTTCAAGTTGCGGGCATCCCATTCTATTCGGTATATGCCCTCGATATTGGCAATGGCATAGGATAATGCTTCCAATATCTTGCTGCGATGCTCGTCTATAAATTTGCGATCCTCTTCTCCCGGCTTTCGCTCATATACAAACTCATACGGAACGCATATTTCCGTCGATAAAATCGACATATCTTCAAGATCGCCAATTTTTGTCTTCACAGACCCGTATCCCATGTAAACCTCTCCTTTCCTTTGGCATTTGGGGGCCGATTGGCGGCCCCCATCGCCTTGCCTACGCCAATTTGACGCGCGCGAAGGCCTCTTCGAGAACGGGCGCGCCGTCTGCCCACATTCTGCCAATGAAACCGACCTGCGAAGTGGCTGCAAACAGCTCGTTCAAACGCTGGATCTCCATGCCGAACAGTTCGGCTATCCAGTAGAACTGGAAGTTGCCCAAGATACCAACGTATTTGCCGGTAGTGAACGTACTTGGAGCGTATTCGGACTCGTTCACGGGCAGGTTTAGGATCGTATCGGGTTGCCCAGCGGCAAGCCCCTGCTGCCACAAGTATCGCCCTTCTCCATCTTTCAGCTTGGAGATCATCTTTATGGCGTCGCGATGGAAAACCCACTGCG